GGCTTTTTTGTAGAAATTAAACTATTTTCAAAATGCGATTTCTAAAGAGTGCTAAATGCCATAAATTCAAAATTTAAGTGTAGAATAAATTGACTTAGCTTGAATTAGATGTTAACAAAGTGCAAACACTTTAATGATAACTATATATTTTATATACTGTTATTTTATATCTCATCAACAGCTTCTTTTAATTTCTTGAGATTCTTATGCACATAAACATCAGATGTAGTCTTATAGCTAGAATGACCTATCATTTTTATAATTGCATCTTTATCTGCTACCGTATCTGATAATAGACTTGCAAACGTATGTCTAGTATCGTGTAAGCTATGATATGATAAGCCCATATC